TCGACAGGTAACTATGCCTTAAACTATCTTATTAGTGGCGACTTTAACAAAGGTGTTCCGCTAGGTAAGGTAACTGTTTTTGCAGGAGAATCTGGTGCAGGTAAAAGTTATATCTGTGCAGGTAACATTGTAAAGGCGGCACAGGATCAAGGTATCTTTGTAGTATTAATTGACTCAGAGAATGCACTTGATGAAGCTTGGTTACAAGCACTTGACGTAGACACTACGCCAGAGAAACTACTTAAACTAAACATGAGTATGATTGACGATGTTGCTAAAACTATTAGTACATTCATGTCAGAATACAGAGAAATGACAGACGAAGACCGACCTAAGGTGTTGTTTGTTATTGATAGTTTGGGTATGTTACTAACACCTACAGATGTTGATCAGTTTAATAAAGGTGATATGAAGGGTGATATGGGTCGTAAGCCTAAGGCATTGACTTCACTTGTTCGTAACACAGTTAATATGATTGGTGCACACAACGTAGGACTAGTATGTACTAACCACACTTACGCATCACAAGATATGTTTGATCCAGATGATAAAATATCAGGTGGACAAGGATTTATCTATGCAAGTTCTATTGTAGTAGCAATGAAGAAATTGAAACTAAAAGAGGACGAAGATGGTAAGAAAGTAACAGATGTACGTGGTATTAGAGCGGGTTGTAAGGTCATGAAGACTAGATATGCAAAACCGTTTGAAGGCGTACAGGTTAAGATTCCTTATGAAACAGGTATGAATCCATACAGTGGATTGGTTGACTTGTTTGAGAAAAAAGGACTGTTAACTCAACAAGGTAATAGACTTAAATACGTGGACAGTAAAGGTAAGGAAAACTTAGAATATCGAAAAGACTGGTCGGGTGATAAACTAGACATAATTATGAGTGACTTCGATAAGTTATCCACAGAGCCAACTGTCGAAGAGGAAACTATTAACCCTGAGGAGTAAACTGATATGGATGGTACACAGATAGTAGAGACTTGGCAAGTATTTAAAGAGTATTTGGACAAAAAGCATATTGAAACTGTAGCAGAAAAGTTTGTAGATTTATGTGCAGACTTTGGTACAGAAGATGAAGCATTTAGAGATGCTTTAGGTTCAGATGGTGACCTTGACCAAGCTATTGGGTATTATTTAGAAGAAGACGTAGACGACTTAGAAGACAACTACAACGATGTTGACGAGGATTATTAATGGGTTGGTATTCTGATATTGCAAAAGACGTAGGTAAGATACCTGACGCTATACAATACTTTGAAGATGAATTGGCTGAAGCAAAAGGTCAAATTCGTATTAAGGGTAACGTAGAACGTGCGGCGGCAGAGATGCCAGGTCTTGTTGAACAACGTTTCAATCAACTACAAGAGCTTGAAGCAATTTTAGAATATCTAAACATTGAGCTTCGAAGACTTCGTAGTAGTTTCTTTAAGAAGTATTTAGAGAATTATGCACGAGCATTATCTAGCAGAGACGTTGAAAAATATGTAGACGGCGAAGCTGACGTTGTTGATTATGAAAAAATAATTAACGAGTTTGCATTAATGCGTAATAAATGGTTAGGCGTAACAAAGGCACTAGATCAAAAACAATGGCAACATACTAACATAGTTAAGTTAAGGGTTGCAGGAATGGAAGACGCAAGTCTGTAAGTTCCAGATTAACATAACAAGGAAATAAAACTTTATGAAGATGAGTGAAACTCAACCAACTAACATTGCCAAACAATATGGTGGTAACGTTAGAGAAACTGTAAACCATGCGGAAAGAACTGACTTACCTGGTGCACGACAATCAATTCAGAAATGGGATATGATTCCATCTGCAGATTTTGTACAAAGGGTAGCTGGAGAGTTTGTTAGACAAACATCAGATGATCTTTTCAAAGGTAAGAAAGTTGTTGTGTTCAGTTTACCAGGTGCGTTTACACCTACTTGTTCAGAACAGCAATTACCTGCATACGAAGAAATGTATGACAGGTTTAAACAAGCTGGAGTAGACGAGGTGTATTGTGTATCAGTAAATGATGGTTTTGTAATGAATGCTTGGGCTAAAGAACTAGGCGTTGAAAAAGTAAAACTATTAGCTGACGGTAATGCCGACTTCACTGATTCAATGGGTATGCTTTGTACTAAAAGAGCAAAAGGTTTTGCTAATAGAAGTTGGAGATATTCGTTGTATGCAGTTAATGGAATCGTTCAAGAAGCATTTATTGAACCTGGATTTAATCACAAAGATGAGGACGACGATCCTTACACTTGTACAGATCCAGAGACAATGATCCAAATCATAGAAGCAGACGCCAGGTAATATCTAAATACTACTATGAAAGTAGTATTGGTCACCGGCGGCTTTGATCCGTTACATTCAGGACACATTTCTTATTTTAAAGAAGCGAAGAAGCTCGGCGACAAACTAGTAGTCGGGCTTAATAGCGACGAATGGCTTACACGTAAGAAAGGACAACCTTTCATGCCAATCAAAGAACGTGTAGAAATAATCAGAAACTTAAAAATGGTAGATGACGTTCTTACTTGGGACGACAGTGATGATTCTGCCTCTGGTGCAATATTTAAACTAATGGCTACATCAGGGTATGGACACGATGTAATATTTGCTAATGGTGGAGATAGAACAGATAAGAACATACCTGAAATGTCTACTTGGCACGATAAGGTTGAATTTGTTTTCGGCGTTGGTGGTACTGATAAGAAGAATTCTAGCAGTTGGATTTTGCAAGAGTATAAATACCCTAAAACAACAAGACAATGGGGGTACTACAGAGTGCTACACGAAGACGGCCCTACAACTAAAGTCAAAGAATTAACTGTTGACCCAGGCAAAAGATTATCAATGCAACGCCATCAAAAACGTGCCGAGTATTGGTTAGTAACAGAAGGTACTGCAACAGTTTATACAATTAACAGAACTTCAACAGATTTTGAAATACAAGGTGTATACGAAAAACATCAGTCCTTAAGAATTGATGAAGGTGATTGGCATCAGTTAGCAAATGAAACAGACAAGCCAGTTAAGATTGTAGAAATACAATATGGTGAGAACTGTGTTGAAGAAGACATAGAAAGAAAGTAATGGAGTTTGAAACTTTTAAAAATCCTACACAGGACGTTAAAGACGCGGTTTTAAAATCTGCAGACTACAGTATGACTAGCGGAAGACGTTTGGCGCATACATACGTAACTGTGCAAGAGCTAGACGCCAATAACATTGAGGGTGACATAGTAGAATGTGGTGTATGGAAAGGTGGACAAATCATTAGTGCCTACCTTGCAAACACACAAACTAAAAGAAAGTTTTGGTTGTTTGATACGTTTGAAGGAATGACACAACCAACAGAACACGATTTTAGATTACAAGCAGACGGAGTTACTAGAGGCTATGCCAAGGACAGTGGCAAAGCAAAACGTGGTTTCGACCAATGGTGTAGATCAGAAATACAAGAAGTGCAACAGAATTTATCAAAGTTTAATATGCCAATGGAACAAACAACATTTGTTAAAGGCGACATAGTACAAACACTAAACGATCCAAGCAACGTACCAAATAAGATTGCATTGTTAAGACTAGATACAGATTGGTATGAGTCAACATTAAAAGAATTACAAGTGCTTTGGCCTAAATTGGTTGTAGGCGGATACATGGTACTAGACGATTATGGAAGTTGGCAAGGCAGTAAAAAAGCCTTTCATGAGGTGTTTGGAGATAGTCTCGAGATACATAATATTGACGGTAAAGCTGTTTATATTAAGAAAGATAAAGAATGAGTAATAAAGTATTTGTCGGATATGACACAAGAGAAGATATAGCATACCAAGTATGCGAACACAGTATCTTACAGCATAACAAAGATGCAGAAGTCATTCCTTTAGTACAAAAGGATATGAGAGATACCAAGTTGTATTGGAGAGGTGAAGATAAACTTGCAAGTACAGAGTTTACGTTTACACGTTTTCTTATTCCTCATCTTTGTGATTACAAAGGCTGGGCATTGTTTGTTGACAGCGACATTATCTTTTTAGAAGACGTAGACAACTTATTTGCATTAGCAGATGACAGCAAGGCTGTTATGTGTGTACATCATGACTACACACCTAAACCAGGAACTAAGATGGACGGACAAGTACAAACACAATACCCAAGAAAGAATTGGTCAAGTGTAGTATTATGGAACTGCGGACATCCTAGTAATCAAAAAATTACAGTGGACATGGTTAACAATCCCAACTACGATGGAAAATATTTTCATAGATTTAGTTGGTTAGATGATAGTGAAATTGGTGAGATACCTAAGGACTGGAACTATCTAGTTGGTTGGTATACAGACGGAACCCCAAGAGCATTACACTACACGGAAGGTGGACCATGGTTTAAAAATTATAGAAATTGCGATTACCACCAGGAATGGAAGGACGTTCTTTCTAGCATGATGGAGAATAAGGATGAGTGAAACTCATGGAGAGTGGGATCCTAGGAACTTGACACCAGAGATGAAAGAATTAGTTGATTCAATATTATACGGAGTAGCAATAGGTAGCAATAGACACGCCATTGAAGCTATACAAAAAGTATTTGACGACCAAGTAAAAAATCCTAAACTAATATGTATCGACAGCGGTATTAAAAAAGTAGAAAAGAAAGTTAAGGGCACCTTTGGTATTGTTGATTCCTTTGTTATGGGAATGGCATTAGGTAGTGGTGGAAAATATATTAGGGCAGATAACGTAGCAGACTATTGGGATCATCCTGCTCCTTTTCTTGTACGTGGATTAGGTAAACAAAAAATTATCAAAGAATGTATTGCACGTGGTAAAGACTTTTACTTTATGGACACAGGTTACTTAGGTAACAATCCTAGCCCACGTAATCCTAACGGTAAGAAAACTTATCATAGAATTGTAAAGAACGCATTACAAAATCTTCATATGCCAGACAGAGAAGAAAATCCAAATGCGTTTGGTGGAGAACGTTTTAAACAATTAGGAATAGGATTCAAAGAACACACCGCAGGTAGAAAAGTTTTAATTGTTCCACCAAGTGAAAAAGTAATGAAATACTTTGAAGAAGATTTAGAAGAATGGATCAAGAACACATTAATAGAAGTTAAGAAGCACACAAACAGACCAGTTGAAGTTCGTAAGAAGCCTAGCAGAGAAGCTCGTGTTAGTAGTAGCACAATGGAACAAGCATTGGAAGATGATGTACATTGTTTAGTTACATACAACAGTATAGCATCATTAGAAGCTATGGTATATGGCAAACCTGCAATAGTATTAGGGCCAAACTGTGCTGGAGACATTGCCGAAGATAGTTTACATAGAATTGAATTTGTAAAACACCCAGGAAGAAAAAACTTAACTTACCTTTGTAGATACCTAAGTAATAATCAGTTTACATACGAAGAGATGTTAAATGGGTATGCTTGGAGGAAATTAACGTGCGAGTAGTAGGATACACAAAAGTTATACCACCCGGAAAAGCATTAAAGCCGAACAAAGAAAATCACAAACTTGATATTATTAAAAATTTTATTGAGGGTGTGCGTATGGCAGGTGATACGGGATTGGTATACAACGGATTTGAAATGATGGATTGTGATGTTGCAATCATGCAAGGCTTTGTACATGACAGAAGTGCTCATGTACCACACATTAACTTGCGGAGAAACATTACAATGAACACACGTAACAAAGCATTTATTACCGCAGACAGTAATCTTTTTTTATATAAAGCAAAGCAAAACGCACCCTTTCATTATTTAAGATACAGTATCAATGGTGTGTTTAATAACACAGGAACATACTGTAACGATAATCCAGGTGACGAACAATGGAAAAAGATTTCACGTGACTTAGGTGTTACTGTTAAGCAGTGGTCAATTAATGAACGTGAACACGTACTATTATGTTTACAACGTAATGGTGGTTGGAGTATGAAAGGTAAAGATGTTGTAGCTTGGGCTAATCATAAGATTGCAGAGATTAGACGATACACAACTAGACCAATTATTGTAAGACCACACCCGGGTGATAAGAAGGCACCAGACTACATAAAAGGTATCACAGGACCAGATGTACGCATTAGTTTCGAGCCTATGATAGAACACGACCTAGCAAAAAGTTGTGTAACTATTGGCTTTAACAGTAGTCCTTTGGTAGCAAGTGTTATAGAAGGTGTACCAATTATTTGTGAAGACTACCAAGCTAGTCAAGTAGAAGAAGTTTGCCATAAAGAAATAAGCGACATAGCAAGACTAAAACCATTTGATAGAGACATATGGATTAAAAAGATTGCACAATGCCATTGGAGTTTTAAAGACTTACGTGATGGTGTTGCATGGCAACACATGAAAAGGTATTTGGAAGTATGAACATCACAGTAGTAACAACATTTCATCAACCTGGCTTAGAACAATACGGACAACGTTTTATTAATTCATTTAGTGAAAAAGTTGATCCAAAAATTAAATTGGTTGTGTATGCAGAAAAGTGCATTCCTGTTAATCCAGATGAAAGCAGAATAACAATACACGATGCTGACGCAACACTACCAGACTTACAAAAGTTTAAAAGCATTTGGGGACAAGTTCCTAAAGCTAACGGTAAATGTCCTTGGCCTGAAAGAAGACCAAGAGATAATCATAAAGAATTTAAATGGGACGCAGTAAGATTTGCAAACAAAGTTTATGCTGTATTCCACGAAGCAAAGAAAGACGATACAGATATACTTGTATGGATGGATGCAGATACTTATGTACACAGTCCTATTACATACGGAGAGTTTAGATTACTAGTGCCGCCACAGGCTTGGTTGCATTACTTAGGTAGAAATAGAAAATGGCCTGAGTGTGGCTTCTATGGTCTTACATTACGTAGTCCAGGTTGCGATGCTTTCCTTAAAGAGTTTCAACGTGTATATGATGAAGCTGAACAAGGAATATTTTTAATGGAGGAATGGCACGATAGTTATGTGTTCTGGGAAGTATTAAAAAAGATACAAGTTCAATACCCGAATGTAAAAGACTTTAGTGGACATTTAGTGAATGGAGAAGGGCACCCGTTGATCAACTGTGAGCTTGGCAAATACTTTGATCATTTGAAGGGTGTACGAAAATCGGAGGGACGTAGTAGAAAGAGAGACCTACTGCAACCACGTAGCGAGAATTATTGGAATGAAAGTTAGTTTATTTAGAGAGTATGGTGCACAAAATAGTAAACCCGTGTTTGACGCTTTTGCAGACAGTCTTGTGGATGCTGGGCATACCGTTGTTGATAATGACTATAGCAGTGATGTTGCTGTTATTTGGTCTGTCCTTTGGCATGGCAGAATGGCTGGAAACAAAAAAGTTTGGGATGACTTCCACGCACACAACAAAAAAGTAATCGTATTAGAAGTAGGCGGCCTGAAACGAGGCACCACATGGAAGGTAGCAATCAATGGAATTAATAGAGACGCCGCGTTTGGTCCTGATGGCAATGGCAGTGATCGTGCTAATTTACTGGGCCTCAAATTAAAACCTTGGTCACTAGGCGGTGACAGAATTATAATTTGCGGACAGCATGACAAGAGTCATCAATGGCGCAACCAACCCAACCTAACTGCATGGTTAGGAAATACAATCAACTCTATCAGAGAAGTTACAGATATGCCTATATATTGGCGACCTCACCCAAGGTGTCCTGTGCCTATGATAGAACATGACCATAAGAACGTACACAGACAACAACCTACACAAATAAAAGATACATATGACGACTTTGACTTTGATTGTGAAGGTGCGTATGCTGTAATTAACTTTTCAAGTAACCCTGCCACCCAGGCAGTAATAGAAGGTGTACCAGTGTTTACAGGTCCTAGCAGTTTAGCTTGGCCTGTTGCTAACCCAGACTTTACTACGTTAGGTATGCCAAAACGTCCCGATAGAACACAATGGCTCAACGATATTGCATACACTGAGTGGACATTGGAAGAAATCGCACAAGGAAAACCACTAAATCGCTTGACTTCTTACCTATAATATCGTATAATAATACGATGTACAATAGACCTATATCTAAAAAAGCATTAAACACAGAAGACTGCCTAGAAATAGTTGCTGGTATCAGTGAACTAAAGTATAGTGGTGACGAAGAATTGGAGAAGGTCCAAAACTTTAAACTGCATGAAGACAATGCTAATATCATGTTTAGTTTTGCTAAACAAGTATTTAGAGGCACGGCTCTTACTGCAAAGCAATATACACTAGCTAAAAAACTGTTGCTAGAATACTACACAGATCAATTTGATGCACATGAAATAGATTTAAAAGTAGCAGTAGAAAAATTAAGATTTCCATTACGTGAAATAGACGGTAGCCATTGGATCAAGTTTGTAGATTACAAAGGCGAAAAGATGTTAGCTATTAGATTTCCTTTTAATAAAAAAGTTATAAAGCATCTTGAAGAATTAAAAAATTCATCTGACAAAGAATATTTTTATGACAAGCACACACATTACTTTCCACAAAAAGAAAAATACATATGGAAGATTGTCAACATTAGCAAACAGTTTGCAGATGCAAAGTTTGAAATACAAGATGAGATTTTGGAATTATACAAGCAGTTAGAAGTGTTTGAAAAAAATCCACAAGACTACATACCAGGCATATACAATTTTAAATTTAAAAACTTACCTGTCAAAGCAGTTGACAATATGTTTGAAGAATTAGGTGAGCCTAACTATAATAACTTGTACAAGTATTACGATAGAAGATATTATTACGGATTAAATTACTTTGATGATCGTGCATTAGTAGAAAGTATTAGTGGCAGAGAAACGTTAACTAAAGCAATCATTAATCGTAATTCAAGTCTTATTTGCGTAGATAAAACTAAATGGGACATGGCAACAGTACTCAAAGCCGTTGACGAATTAGAAAGATATCCTCTTTTAATTCTTATTGATGCCAAACAAGGTTACAGTGAAGTTACTCTGTATCACAACTTGCTTAGATACTACATACCAAAGGAACAAATGTCCGTTATGTTTAGATTGGATAACAAGTTAGGCAATGAAGCTATACAATTTAACCAATACATCAAGACTCAGGGATTAAATAATATAGTTGACAAGAACACAAAAATAGTGTATATTAGTAATAATAAGATTCCTAAACCTTTAATGAAACAAGGGTTTAGACCAAAAGGCATTCTCACAATAGGCAGTAAAAAAATTGCTAATAACATCGACAGTTATGTGAGTGCTCATGATCTTGTTATGCAGTATGATGATGACGCAAGTCCTCATTATAGTTACGGATATATGAAGGCAGATATAATATAATGATAAGTTGTAGAATAATAATACAAGATGAAGTTAACGTCAAGGTAGAAAATTTACCTGTTGAATACAGACGTAAGATAGCTAACAAGCTGAAGTTCCAGGTGCCCTATGCACGTTACCTTCCTCAATATAAACTAGGGAGATGGGATGGAACTGTGGCTTTTTTCGGAATTGGTGGTACTGGTTACGTTAATCATTTGGATATCATTGTAAACACACTTGTAGAAGCAGGTGTTGAAATTGCAGACATTGTTGATCATAGAGACAAACATGATCTTACATTTGATGAGATAGATGAAAACTATTGGGCTCATAAGAATTGGCCTAAAGGACATCCAGCTGAAGGACAACCAATCATATTAAGAGATTACCAAGTGGAGACTGTTAACAAATTTATAGAAACTCCACAATGTTTACAAGAGGTGGCAACTGGTGCAGGTAAAACAATTATTACTGCTACACTATCGCACTTATGCGAGAAGGTAGGTAGAACACTTGTTATTGTACCAAACAAATCACTTGTAACACAAACAGAAGAAGATTATGTAAATGTCGGACTAGACGTAGGCGTTTACTTTGGCGATAGAAAAGAACTAGGCAGAACACATACAATTTGTACTTGGCAAAGTTTAAACATACTAGACAAGAAAACAAAAGATGGAGAGGCAAAACTAACACTAGCTGAATTTTTAGATGGTGTGCAAACAATTATTATTGATGAAGTTCATCAAGCAAAGGCAGACGTATTAAAGAAATTACTAACACAAAACTTAAGAAATGCACCCATACGTTGGGGCTTAACAGGAACTATACCCAAGGAACAGTTTGAATTCCAAAGTATACTTGCAAGTATTGGTCCTGTGATTAATCAAATCAGTGCAAAGGAATTACAAGACAAAGGTGTATTATCCAAGTGTCATGTAAACGTTGTACAACTGCTTGATACTAATGTATACAACTCTTATCAAGAAGAACTCAAATATCTTGTAACAAATAAAGATAGAGTTAAATACTTGGCCAAGATGTGTAGCAACATTAAGGATAGTGGCAACACCCTAATACTTGTAGATAGAATTAGTGCAGGAGAACAACTCTGCGAAGCAATACCCGATTCTGTTTTTATTAAAGGTGATGTTAAACTAAAAGACCGTAAAGAGCAATATGATGAAATTAAAGAAGCAACTAACAAAGTACTTATCGCGACATATGGAGTCGCTAGTGTGGGCATTAACATTCCTAGGATTTTCAATCTCGTACTTATCGAGCCTGGCAAATCTTTTGTAAGAGTAATTCAATCAATAGGTAGAGGCATTAGAAAAGCCGAAGACAAGGACTTCGTACAAATTTGGGACTTAACTAGTTCATGCAAATATGCGAAGAGGCATCTCACATCTCGTAAAAAGTTTTATAAAGAAGCAGAGTATCCTTTCACAATAGAGAAGGTTGACTGGTCATGAAGAAGTTTACTGTAGAAATAAAAGTTGGAGACGAAGTACAAGTAGGACGTTTTAGAAACGTTAGTGCTAAAATTAAAGACATACAGATAGATGCAAAAGGTCAACCCGTCATAGTAACTAGTAAAGGGCCTAAGAATTTGTTTAGTTGTAGACTAGCAAAACTTGATCCCGATACAGGCAACTTAACGCCAAAACAAATAATGGATAAGAAAAGTAAATGAGAATATTAACATTAGAAAACGAAACGTTTCATCTGAATAACTTACCAGAGGAACTAACAGAAGACGTCCGCTTTAGTGTGCTAGATAATAGCAATCCTAAAGAACCTGATTTCTTTTTTATGCCTTTAATATTTCTAGAAAGTTTTAATTCACCAGCAATGGTACTAGAGATAAACGGTAAAGAAATCACAATGCCAGTTGATTGGAACCTAGCAGTAGGAGATAGTGAAGGAGGTGGAGATATAGAAGTGTTGCCTTTAACAAGTTTAAATGATAGAGGCTTTGAAGCATTTCTTTTTAATCCATTAACAAGCTATACAATGAATTGGGGAGAAGTAAAAATTACAAACTTCTACAATGATATGAAATGGTATTTTCCTAAAACTAAAAACGGACAACTATTAGGTGTACCAATTACGGACGGACCTAAGCCTTTATGTGCTTGGTTCATTAAAGATATTAGTAGACAAAGTGAAATGATAGATTATGGATTACTCATCTGATAAAATAGTACTAGAAGTATACACTAACCAACAATACGTAATGGATCAGTGTCAACCCACGTTGGCAAAGAACTTTATACCTGAGTGGTGGAAGAGCTTACCAGCTCAGAGAACACATACGAATTTACATACAGGCGGAAGTCCTGTACCAATTAGTAGCATGAAACAATGTCCTGCTATTAATGAAATACTAAAGCAAGGTGTTATATTTCCTAGTTGGTGTGAACTACATCTTAAAGCTGATAAGATGGGTAGACTAGATCAAAGAGTGTTTCCAGAACATACTGCAATGATACCGCATGATGAACAAGATTGGACTTTCCATAAGCCAGACTACTCTCATGTTAAGGTTGGTAGTCCTTGGTTAATAAAAGAATCCACAGGTGTAAAATGGTTGTGGATAAAACCTGAATGGCATCAAAAAGACCCAACTGCATATTGGGGTGTACCTGGTATTGTTGAATACAAACACCAACACGCAGTACTTAACAACATAATGGTTAAACACGGTACAGAAGTAAAAATCAATACTGGAGATCCTTGGTTGCAATTAATTCCAATGTCAGAAAAGCCAATTGAGGTCAAATGCCAGCTCGTGAGTGATACAGAAATGAATAGATTAAATACTACTAACATAAGTTCTGTTGGAAGTTATGGCAAGTCAATTAGGAATAAAAAACGTCAGGAAGGTAGATTAAATGAAAACGATTAGTGAAGAATACGTTCATCAGTTGTCACAACTGCATGATGCAAAAGCATCTTTCGGAGATGCAAAAGGATTAAAGGCTATTGAAAAATGGTTAAAAGAATTTAAACCTCAATCAATTTTTGATTACGGTTGTGGTAAGGGCGGAGTGGTACAAGCACTCAGAGAAAATTACAAAGACATTAATGCAGTAGGTTGGGATCCAGGGCACCCAGAGTTTCAAGAAAGACAACCAGGACCATTTGATATGCTTATTAGTACTGACGTTCTAGAACATATCGAACCTGTGTTCCTAGACAACGTGCTAAAAGATATGCACGAAACATTTGCCAGAAACGCATTCCTTATTATTGCTACAAGTCCTGCTAAGAAGTTTCTACCAGACGGACGTAATGCACACTTGATTGTTGAAACACCAGGTTGGTGGAAAGACAAGATTGAACAAAATATGCCTGGCATCAAAATTATTCATCATGAGTTTGTAGAAAAAACAAGAACAGATAAACAAGGTAAGGTTCACCCAAACAACAAGTATATTGTAGTATTGGGGAAGTAGATGTCGTTTACTAATTTAATTACTAATGCGATTGATACTGTAGTAGATGACTTACGTGCTAAAGGTAATCCTAGTGTTTGCGAACTAGGTAACCAACGTATAAAAAATAATAAATCAAGAGCTGTAATGTTTAATAGACTAAACATTCACAATCAAACTATTACTTCTACCAAAGACTTTTTCCTTGCAATAGGATTCAAAGAGTATGTTGCTATCGATGTTAACACAGAGAAAGATGCAATAGCAATGGATCTTAATACAGATATCAGTAAACAATACAATTATAATAAACAGTTTGATCTAGTCACTAACAACGGTACAGGCGAACACGTATTCAATCAATATACAGTATATAAAAATATGCACGATCTAACAAAGGTAGGAGGGTATATGATTCATGTACTTCCTTTTTATCGTTGGGTTGATCATGGCTTCTTTAACACACAGCCTAACTTGTATCCTTGTTTAGCAAATCAAAACGATTACGATTTGTTAGGACTATGGATAGGAACTAGTGATGGACAGAAGATTGAGAAGTGCAAAGTTACTGCATTAAGAAGATACAAAGGTTATAGACACGACTTCCAATTAGATACTTGGGAACGTGACCCTATGGTTGTTGCTATTATGAAGAAGAAAAATAACAACAAATTTCAGATCCCACAGCAGGAGTTGTATGCGGGAGATAACATCACCAGCGATGAGATAAGTGACAGATATAAATGAACAATCAGTTAAGTGTATTACAAAATTTTAAACCAGAAAACCTGAAGACGGATCCGTTTCCTTACATATACATTCCAGAAGTTTTACCTTGGGACTTATATGAAAGACTAGAAGCAGAGTATCCTGAACAGCATTGTACTAAAGGTCAAACAACAGGCTTTGGTACTATGCGTTACCAACAACACGAGTTTGATTACGAGAACGTAGTAACTCCTTTATGGCGTGACTTTGCCGCATATCATACAAGCAAAGAATATAAAGACGAGCTTATACGTGCATTTAGAGAGCCTATGACACAGCTATATCCTAAGGGTAGATTCGCAGAAGACCTATACACAAAGTATATAAGGTCAGATACTAGTCCTAGAAAAGCACCTGTAGGTTCAACAGTAAGAATGGAATTGCAATTTGTAATGAACGCAATAGATCACAAACACATACGTACACCACACGTAGATCAATCAAAAGAATTATTTGCTTGTTTGTTTTATTTTAAGAAGCCAGAAGATACTAAAGAAGATGGCGGACTAAACATTTATAGAAACACAGCAGGTAAACAATGGAGAAGGGTAACTGGTCGTGAAGCAGTAGCAGACGACATTGAAGTTGTAGATCATGTACCTTACAAACGCAACGCAATGGTTTGCTTTTTAAACTCTGTTGATAGTCTACACGGTGTTACACCAAGAAATGAACCAACACATATAAGACGTTATGTTAACATTGACGGACATATTGTTGAGAAGTTATTTGCGTTTCAAGATTAGGAGTAATAATGAAAGCAGGAAAAATATGGGGACAAACAGAACTTATCCATGCAAATGGTGTTCTTGAGTTTCACAGAATAGAATTTAAAAAAGGATTCAAATGTTCAGAGCATGAACATCAATATAAATGGAACGGATTCTTTGTTGAGTCGGGCAAGATGCTTGTTCGAGTTTGGCAAGATGACCAAGGACTAGTTGATGAAACTATTCTTGGTGCTGGTGAGTTTACTCAGGTTAAGCCTGGTAAGATTCATCAGTTTGAAGGTATCGAAGACGGTGTTGCCTTTGAATTGTACTGGGCGGAGTTTAACCATGATGACATTGTTAGACGTACGGTTGGTACAGAAGTAGAAAAACAAAAATAGAAGGAGGAACGAATGTTCTCAAAACTACTTGACGGTGTTGATAAAGCACTTGTCACAAAACTTGTAATTTTACACACATTGGTTATTGCTGTGTCTAATTACCTCGTAACAATTAGATTTGATTTATTCCCCGGCGCAGAACTACCATTGTTTGGTAGCTTTCCATTAGCGGCGGCGGCTTTTACTTTTCCGATCGTAGTTGTTGCAACTGACTTAACAGTTAGGTTAGTTGGTAAAGAAGCAGGAAGGGCCGTTGTTGCAATGGCAATTATTCCGGCTATCGTTGCATCGGTGCTTGTATTACTTGCACTAGGTGACGAACACGCATATAGAGTTGGCCTTGCATCAGGTACTGCATACGCAATTGGTACGATGTTAGACGTGTATGTGTTTCAACATATTAGAGAAAAGTATACTGATATGTGGTGGGCGGCTCCGGCAATTTCAACTGTCGCGGCAAACGTCATTGACACTTACGCATTTTTCTTTACTGCATTTGCAGGATCGACAGACGCAGAAGGCAACTTGACTTGGATAGGTGAGAACTGGCACATCGTAGCACAGAACAACACACTAACTAAGATTGCTGTAGGACTAATTGTGTTCCTACCAGCATACGGAGTTTTACTATCTTATCTCAAAAAGAGAGTTAAGTAATATCAATTAATGTAGGCCCTTCGGGGCCTACATAACTACGGAGAGTCCAATGGGGACATTAATACCTGGAGAGGCACTTATTTACGAAAGGGTTGACGAAGTGGTATATGCACGATACCGAGATGCTCCACACAATACTATACCAAGATGGGTAGTAGGTGGAAATCCAAAACAAATGGATATGTTTTACGGACAAGAGTACGAAGATATGATTGAAGCATCCAAACATTATCCAACACTCAAAAAACAACTTGACAAATTGCAAACAATATGGTATACTATAAGAGATGAAGCAAAAGAGAAAACTGCCACTGAATGAGATCTTTATGGCCATGGACATGAACGGCAAGAGTGCGTTCAATGAATGGTCTGAAGAAGAACGAAAAGAAATTAACTATTGGTTATTAAATCGATATGCTAGTTCCGTTTCGGGTTCAAGAGAAGCAAAGGAATTGGCTGTGGTTTTGACAAATGAAAACTACAACAAGAATTGGAATGTACTAGGTACTAGGCATCCAAAACTACAATGGCAGTTGTTGTGTACACTACACAATGCAAAGAGTTCTAGCAAACATCATGTGTGGCAAGGACTAAAACAAAAAAGCGGTGACGTAAAAATAATTAAATTCTTAAAGGGAATGTTCCCTAACATGAAAGAAGATGAGGTAGAACTACTTGCTAAATTATCTACAACAAAAGAACTTAAACAGTACGCCGAAGACCTCGGGATGGATAAGAAAGATGTCAAACTCTAAACCTTATACTTGCGGATACTGTGGAGCGAGTTTTACAAGAGAGAAAACTCTAGCAGTTCATATGTGCGAAAAGAAACGTAGACATCTACAGAAAGATGAGAAACGTGTACAACTTGGCTACTTGACATTCAATAGATTCTATAAGCTATGTCAGAAAGCAAAGGAGAATAAAACGTATGAACAGTTTTGTGATAGCCCATACTACAACGCATTTGTAAAGTTTGGATCATTCGTAAACAATGTACGTCCTTTGTATCCAGAGAAGTATGTTGACTATGTTGTTACAAGCGGAGTAAGATTAGATCATTGGTGCAGAGAAGAGATGTATGAACGTTATGCACTAGAACTAATATTAAAAGAAAGTGTAGAAACTGCACTAGAACGTAGTGTAAAAACTATGATGGATTGGGGTGATGACAAAGAAGCACGTTGGCAAGATTACTTCAACTATGCAAGTTTGAATAGAGTATGTCAAGATATTAAAGATGGAAAAGTAAGTCCATGGTTAGTATTAAATTGTAAGAGCGGAAAAGAGATGTTAGGTAAAATGAATGATGAACAATTACAAATAGTGTATCATGTTATGAATCCTAATCATTGGGCTATGCGTTTTAAAAGAGGCGTAGCAGATGTTGAACTAGTGAAAGAGAT